CACAAGAACGCGACCAAACATTCCTCGCACAAGGAGTAGCTGAAATTGGTGCGGCATTTGTTGGTCCAACCACAAAAGGACCAGCATTTATCCCGACCACAGTGCAAGGCATCGACGGGTTCGTAACTAACTTCGGTGAACCTGACGGCACTTCTTATATGGGATATACCGTTAAGAACTACTTGCAAGAAGCAGGTAGTGCTACAGTTGTTCGTGTTCTTGGACTAGGTGGATATCTTACCACCGCATCAACAATCTACGCTACCGGTTCATCGGGTAGTAAGATTTTTGCAGTGCTTCATCCAACCGTATCAGGAAGTACGATTACAAGTGCAACCGCTACTGGTGGTGCAACGAGTTTCAATTTACTCGTCAGTAGTTCTGGTAATAAGAATGTTTCAGCAAGTGCACTAAGTTCTACTGAAACTAGTACATCATTCATTAGTTCATATTTTGGAACTAACCCACAAAATGGTGACTCAACCCTTCCAGGGTATGTATACGCAGTGTTCCCAGACGCAATTGCTCAAGCTGGTGCAAACGTTACAATGACTGCAACCACTTCGACCTTGAGTCTTCTTACTCAATATAATAACGCAACTACCCCATGGATTCGTTCACAAACCATCGGTGGTTCAAAGTATAATCTCTTTAAGGTTCATACTTTAAGTGACGGTACTGGTGCAAACAAGGAAGTAAAGATTTCTATCACTGGTATCTCACCAAGTATCGACCCAGATAGTGACTTTGGTTCATTCTCACTTCTTGTACGTGATTTTAATGACACCGATAAGTCACCAAACGTACTTGAAAGTTTCAACAACTTAAATCTTGACCCAACCAGTCCAAATTATATCGCACGTGTAATTGGAAACAGTGTTCCAACTTACAATTCAACAACACTTGAAACAAATTACGAAGGTGACTTTGTAAATAATTCAAAGTATATTCGTATCGAAATGAGTGCAGACGTAATTCCAGATAATTCAGTTCCATATGGATTTGCTCAACTAAATTCAACTGTATCTGGTTCTTCTGGAGAATTTGCAACGGGGTCATTCGTCAACAGTCGTTGGACCAGTGGAAGTACTCCTGGGTATGTAGCATCTAACGCTGTTGGTCCAAACACCAATTACTACGGATTTGATTTCTCAAACACCACTAGTCTTTCATATCTTGGACCACTCGTAGGAAATAACGTTGTTGGATCTGAATTCAATATCGAAAACCTAGCAAGTAATGAAGTTGGTGGTTCGGCAATTTCTCTTACCAACCGTGACCACGTAACATATCGTCGCTTCTCTGTTCCATTTCAAGGTGGATTTGATGGATTCAAGCCAAACCGCTACATCGCATTGGGTGGGTCAATCACTGCAACAAATAGTCAAGGATTCAACCTTTCAAACGCAGCAGCATCTGGTTCAGTTGAATTTAAGAGAGCACTAAATCAATTAAGTAATCCAGATAGAGTAGATTTCAATCTCTTAGCAATTCCAGGAGCAATTTACTCACAACACAGTTATGTAGTACAAACTGGCATTGACCTTTGTGAATCCCGCGGTGATTGCTTCTACATCGCTGACCTTGATACACTTGATGCAACACTTTCATCAGTTACTACTCAAGCTGAACTCCTTGACACAAATTATGCAGCAGCATACTATCCTTGGGTTCGTGTACTAGACGATATCACTGGTAAGTTTATCTGGGCTCCACCATCTGTGGTTCTCCCAGAAGTATACGCATACTCTGACCAACAAGGCGCAGAATGGTTCGCACCAGCAGGATTGAATCGTGGTGGTATCCCAGGCGCAGTTGGTGTCAAGACTCGTTTGAACCAAGCACAACGTGATGAATTATACGAATCAAAGGTCAATCCAATCGCACAGTTCCCAGGACAAGGTATCTGTGTTTGGGGTCAAAAGACATTACAACGTAGAGCATCAGCACTTGACCGCGTAAACGTTCGTCGCTTACTTATCACTGTCAAGAAGTATATCGCAAGTTCAGCACGTTACTTGGTATTCGAACAAAATACCGAAGCAACACGTACTCGCTTCTTGAACATCGTCAACCCATACCTCGCAGGTATCCAACAACGTTCTGGGTTGACCGCATTCCGTGTGGTAATGGATGAAACCAATAATACACCAGACATCATTGACCGCAACATCTTGGCTGGTGCAATCTATCTCCAACCAACCCGTACCGCAGAATTCATCAAGTTGGACTTCAACATTCTCCCAACTGGTGCAACCTTCGATACCATCTAATCAGTTTTTTCAATAACAACTATTTATTAAAGTACCAATCTATATTTGGAGAGCCATATGGCAAATTTGGTCAATGAACAAGAACTATTTTTTACCGCATTCGAACCAAAGACTGCGAATCGGTATATAATGTTGTTAGATGGTGTTCCTTCTTATCTCATCAAGAAGGCAGACCGTCCAAAGTTAACCCAAGAAAAGAAGAAGCTTGACCACATCAATCTTCAACGCTATGTCAAGGGTAAGACGATTTGGGAAGAAATGAACCTTGAATTATATGACCCAATCGTTCCATCAGGCGCACAAGCAGTAATGGAATGGGTTCGTCTCCACCACGAATCAGTTACCGGTCGTGACGGATATGCAGAATTTTATAAGAAGGACATTATCATCAACGTGCTTGGACCAGTCGGTGATAAGGTTGAAGAATGGATTCTCAAGGGATGCCAAATCACTAAGATTGAATTCGGTGAAATGACTTGGGAAAAGGATGACCCAATGGTAATCTCACTCAGTATCCAACCAGATTACTGCATCCTTAACTACTAATACTAGTTCGTCACAGGACACAAAACCCCACTCAAAAGGTGGGGTTTTTTGTTGGAAATTACTGTATACCAAGAATTTATGATACTTATATAAAGGTGTATTTTTTCGAGGAAGATTATGGCAGACATTACTGAATTTAATATCGGTCAAGGTGAAACTTTCAAAGTATTGGCTAGCGTGGAAAACGTAGACCAAGGCGGGTATTTGGATATTACAAATTATAGTTTTGCTGGCCAAGTTAGAGAAAATTATAATACTGATGAAATTGCCGCTTCATTTACTATCACCAAACTGGCCCCTAACGCTTCGGGAAGTTTTTTCCTAGAACTTACTCCAGCTCAAACAAGTACATTTACACAACGTAAATACGTATACGATGTTAATATGACTAGTGGTTCAATCACCAGACGTATTCTTGAAGGATATTTTGTAGTACGCCCAGCATCGACGAGATAATAAATGAGTGATTTCAGTACCGGTATACCAAATATACGGGTTGTGATTCGGGAGAACACGGACGATAATTTAGCTCTAGATGTACCAAGTATATCCGTTAATATTCAAAAGAACACCGATTATAATGTAAATATTGTCCCTACTGCGGTCACGCCTATCAGAACAGGGTCGTGGAATCGCATTGCTGATGTAGCGCTTACCGCAATATCATCCTCGTATGCATTAACTGCGTCATACGCCTTGAATGCTGGAGCTGGCTCTGGATTTCCATTTAGTGGGTCCGCTGTTATTACAGGATCATTACAAGTTGATGGTCCAGTCACAGCAACATCGGTTACAAGTTCATTATATGGATCGGTTCAATCTAGTCAATTAGAAATAAATGCTGGACAATTTACTGTATTATTTACTGGGTCAATTAACACGGGTATATTTGGAGTATCAGAATATATTTACCCGTATATCTCTACGACTCGATATTCTGGGATGGTAGTAGAGTATCTTGCTCAACGTACAGGCGCATGTCGGATGGGGATTATTATGGCAGCGTGGTTAAATACTGCGAGTGTAATCTTTACTGACGTATCTACTACCGATATTGGCGATACAAGTGATATTTCCTTTAAGTTTTTAAGTAGTTCAAACGAACTACGGTTACGGGTTAGCAGTGAAGGATCAGGAAGCGGAGCATGGACTGTACAAAGTCTATTTAAATTGTTTCCTAATTTGAATCCTTAAAAAAGTATTTAATATTTATATACGATAACCCCGTTGGGAGAAATGTATGGCAAATGAATTTATTGCCCGTAAAGGTCTAATAGTCCTTAATAACGGTGCAAAAATTACTGGGTCGCTTGAAGTTTCCAGTAATAGTATATTTTATGGCCCAGTCACCGCATCAGCGGGCGCCACTGGTTCATTTACCGGCTCATTTAAAGGCGACGGGTCACAATTAACGGGACTTGTCACTGACCTTCGTATTAGTGGGTCAACGGGAAATGACACGCTCAGTTTATTAACAGATACATTAACTCTTAGTGGGTCAAACGGTGTTACCACGGTAGTCACCAATAACACCGTAACTATCGGCATTCCATTAGGAACTGTCTCTGCTTCATCACAAGTAGACCATAACGCTACCACTAATTATGTAGCAAACCAACACGTTGACCACTCAACGGTCAGTATTACAGCAGGTAATGGTTTAACTGGTGGTGGTGATATTACAACTACCCGCACGTTAACGCTTGACACGGGGTCTACTCATTTTACTGATGGTATTAAGAAAAAGCTCAATACAGATGGAGTAGTCAGTAGTTCTGCGCAAATCGATGTCACACAAACAACAAATTATTCTACATTAGCAACTACTGGTTCAAATACCTTTACGGGTATTCAAACGATTAGTGACACCACCAATAGTACAAATTTCACTGACGGTGCTTTAATTGTTCAGGGTGGTGTTGGAATTGCAAAGAATGTAAACATTTCTGGAAGTTTGAATGTTACAGGATTATTTACTGTAACATCAATGTCTGTCCAATATGTTACATCATCCCAAGTTGTAGTTGCTGATAATGAAATTATTCTAAATGCAACAAACGCCACTAGATTTGGTGGTATGTCAGTTATTGATTCTGGTTCAGCAACTCCATTAACTGGCTCATTATATTGGGACAGTTACACCAATCGTTGGTTAGCACAAAATATCTCTGGGTCATCAATTACCAGTGGTATCGTAATCCTCGGTCCAGAAAATACTACTACCACGGGTAACGAAGCACAACTCGTTGATGGTCGTGTCGTAGTAGCAACGGAAGGAAATCACATCGATAATCGACCAGGATATTCTCCACTTCGTATTGTTGGTAATACATTACATGCAGAAGAAAATGTATACGTAACTGGGTCACTTACCGCATCATTCTTCTCCGGCGACGGTAGTAATTTGTCGGGTATCGTTACTACCTTAATCATTTCGGGATCTGATGATACTACAACTACAAACGGATACGTCAATCTTAAGAATGAAGCACTTATCGTCAGCGCAAGTGAAGGTATTAATCTTAGTGTTAGTAATCAAACGCTTACCATTAGTGGTGAATTAGCAAACGGAAGTAATAAGGGTGTCGCATCATTCGATACGGCAAACTTTTCATCATCGCTTGGACATATTACCGCGTACCCGATTACCTTTAATACTGTACCACTTAATCTTGGCAGCAGTTATTCGTTTGGTCTTCAAAATATTACTCCATATGGAGCAACGACCACCGACCAACTTTCATTACAAGGTGGGGCAATCATTCAAGGTGTGTTATTCGCATCAGCAAGTAACCTTGATGTAGATACTGGCACCGAAGTAGTTGCTACTGTATCCACGGGTAGTTATGATGCAGCATTCTTTGATTATGTCATCAAGAAAACAACCAATTATCGTGCAGGCACGGTAATGGTAGTATGGGACCAAACGGGTAATGTAGAATTTACTGATACATCTACAAACGATTTGGGGAACACAAACGATGTCGTGTTAAGTGCAGACATTCTTTCAGGCAATGCACGACTAAAAGCAACAGTTAATTCTGATAACTGGATAGTCAAAACCGCTGTTCGCGCATTATAATATAAACTAACGGTTATTTACAATTTAATATAAACCTTTGGATAATGAAGAAGGGGAATTATGGCAAATGAATTCGTAGCCAGAAAGGGGCTGATAGTTTCTGGCAGTGCAAACATTACTAATGCGGTCACCGCATCATATTTTAAGGGAGATGGTAGTCAACTAACCAATCTTCCAACGGCCCAGGTATCAGCGACTACAAAAATTGATTCGTTTGGATACACCAGCGATGGGGTACAAACGCAATACAATTTAACTACACCATATCATTCCTCTTCTTTATTTGTTGCAGTAGATGGTTTAAGTTATAGTTATGCAAATGACTATACTCTTTCCTCAAGTATATTAACATTCGTATCAGCGCCTCCATCATCATCCACCATTTGGATTCGCGCACTTGTTAATAACAGCAGTGGGTCCACGGGAACCTTTAGTGGGTCATTCCTTGGCATTGCGCAACTTTCTTCATCCGGACACTTTGTTCCAACCGACAATTTACAATATGACTTAGGGTCTGCCACCAATAGATGGCGCTCGCTGTATATCAGTGGGTCCACCATTTATATGGGCAATATTAGACTTAGTGAAAAGGACGGAGCACTATCTGTTAAAAGAACTAGACAAAACGCTGCCAACGAAGGGGAATTAATAGATGACGACGAATCGCACTCTGCCTTCTCGGGGTCATTCACGGGATCATACTCTGGTAGTGGGATAAATCTTGTTAACGTTCCATATACCACGCTAGCACAAGTTCCCGCTAATATTGTATCACACTCTGCACAAGTCAAAGCATTTCTTCCAGAAGGATCAGTATCACATTCTTCTCAAGTTGTATACGGACAGCTTTCAAGTATTCCAGCAAACATTGTTTCTCATTCTACACAAGTACGAGATTTTCTTCCAGTAGGAACTGTATCACATTCCGCACAAGTTCAACTTAGCGGTCTTACTGGAACAACATTCGGTAATAGTGACTTTACCTTCCCACAAAATCTTACCGTTGCAGGACGGATTACCGCAGAAGAATTTCATACAGAATTTATTTCTTCATCGGTCATCTATAGGTCTGGGTCTACAAAGTTTGGTGACAGTATTGATGATACGCACACTTTCACAGGATCATTAGCACTTACGGGGTCACTCATTCTTCCGTCAACCCCAACTGGTACCACAGAAAATAATATCTTAGTATTGAACGCAGACGGTAGTATCAAGAAACGTTCAGACTTATCATTGACTGGTGCACAAGGCAACCAAGGCCCTCAGGGCAACCAAGGGCCAACAGGAGCTCAGGGTAACCAAGGTCCGCAAGGCAACCAAGGTCCAACTGGAAGCACAGGTTCAACAGGTCCACAAGGTGCAACTGGTTCTAATGGAGCAACTGGCCCAACTGGACCTACGGGGCCAACTGGCCCACAAGGCGCAGCTGGTTCTAACGGAGCAACTGGCCCAACAGGACCAACAGGACCACAAGGCGTGGCGGGACCAACCGGGCCGACTGGTTCAACCGGACCAACAGGATCTACCGGCCCACAAGGCGCAACAGGCCCCACAGGAGCAACAGGACCAACTGGCCCAACGGGTTCTCCTGGGTCAACAGGACCGACTGGTGCAACCGGACCAACAGGACCAACGGGCCCATCTGGCGCTAGTATTTTAGGCACAAATAATTCATGGACTGGTGCTAATACATTTGTCGCTAATCGAAATACGACTTCCGATAGTCCGCCGCTTCAAGCGTATTCAAACAACGGAAGCGGCGCAATTATGTCGTTCCATCGTGGCGGCTATTACGCTGTCAATATGGGACTCGACAGCGACAACGTGATGCGCATTGGTGGATGGTCTGCTGGATTTAATAGATGGGAACTGGATATGTCTGGTAACAATTGGGTTGCTAGCTCATTTCGTGCTCCCATCTTCTATGATAGCAATAATACAGGATACTATACCGACCCCGCAAGTACCTCTAATCTCAACGCATTACAAACGTACTCCTATCAAGGTAATGGTAACGTAGGTGGTACCGGGGCAGCATCATGGCACCCAAGTGGCATTTACTCGGGTGGAACACAGTGGTTGTATGGTGACATATATCGTAACGGGGCGGCTACCTATGGAGGTGGAGCAGCTTATTATACCATTATGTATGATAACAACAATACCGGCTATTACATAGACCCCGCTGGTACTTCACAATTATCTTATGTATTGGCAAACGATTGGTTCCGACCACAAGGAGATTGTGGATTGTATTTCCAATCATATGGTCGTGGTATATGGGCGGCTGATTCTGCAGGTAATAGTTACGGAAACGCCACCACATACGGCGGTGGTCGTAACGGATGGAGTGGGTGGGGTATCGGTTCTCGTCACGTGTTCATGTCCACCACAGGTGATAACGTAGGGGTGCATGATAACAGCCGTGGATGGATCTGGTATTGGAATGGTAGCGCATTTTATATTGATTACGGATTTACTGTTATGGCAGGAAGTGCACGTGCGCCTCTGTTCTATGACCAAAATGACACGGGATATTATGTTGACCCAGCCAGTACCAGTTACATGTATCGAACCATCTTCCAAGGACGTATGTTGTTTTACGGAGGTGACCAAAGTAACGATGGCACGAACGATGCACAAATCTACTTCACTTCTGGCGGTGGGTTGACGATTGCCTCCATCACCACATCGTTTGAAACTGGGTTCGTAGGAAATAGTTATCCGCAAAATCGTCAAGTGGGTGCTCAAGCCACCTATGATAAACGATTCTATGTCTGGCAAGACTTAGTACAATATTACTCAGATGAACGATTGAAGGAGAAAACAGGAACACTTGTGGGTGCATTAGATGCCATCAAGT